TAGGAGTCAGTGGGCAAGAACCACAAAAAGTTCGCCTTTCATATAAAGGGAAACTGTTCAATTATAAATTGAATAATATATCAAAATCTTATTTCCAAAAGAGAATAGGAGCCCAAAAATATCTACCCAGTATAAAGATGAATAATGGGCTAGTTATTAAAAGTGATGATATTATTAAATACACAAATAAAGCTGGAGCAGAATTATATCGAAGAGTATTTTATATTAGAAAAGGTCTCGATGGTCGCCCAGAAGTTAGGTTAGGAAATCAATATTATATAGCTGCAAATCTACCAGAAAACGCACAATTATTTAATCAAGATAAACCTAATATATATGGGATGGATTTGGTGAAAAGTTCTGAATATTATTATTCACACTCAGGAAATAATAGAAACACGATGATCCATCAAGTAGAAAGATGCTCTTATGATGGCATTGATGTTGGGCAAGAAAACAAATTGATATTCAAATTTCTCTCCACAGATCGTACCGGAAGGCATTTAAATATTCCGATAAATAATCTTGGAGAATCTTCAAGAAAATTATTTCCACCTCTTGCCGTAAAAAAAGGTTCTGAGTGTATTAATCCTTCAATGATTTCAATAGGTAGAATGATTCGAAGAATATCATTACCAATGGAAGAACATGAAGAAAGAAAAAAGGTTTTCAAAACCCCATCAGGATATATACATTTTGCTAATACCAGAATAGAAACTCTCAACAGAAGTGATATTAAAAATCTCATTATAAACAATGAGAAATTTCAGATTGATACTCACTTTGGATTATTGGAACATAAGATAGGTGATCTTGTTGTTGTCGCTAACTGGAAAGATCCTTTAAGCGTTTTAAATATTAAAAGAATCCAAGGGTTCAAGGTTGAAGATAAAGGAGATTATACAAACTTATCATTTATATTAATGGATAAAAATAGCACTCTATCACAAGAAATCTTTGTATCTAATCAAATTGTTCGGATTGGATATATTAGAAAAATTGTAACTAAGTTTGAAGAGTTAAGTTCAGGAACAAAGATTATCGCCACTGATGGTAATATTTCAAACTTTCCAATGAAAGACGTTAATATTGTTATTGGTATTATTGTTGACGGTCCAAATCCATTGGTATTATGTTCAAACGGTTGTACTTTATGGTATCAAGATGTAATGGAGAAATTCAAACATATTCCAATGAGTTCAGCTGTCTGGAAAACTAAGGATCATACTCCATTAGATCCAAAAAAAATTAAATTTCAAGCAGGGGATGTTGTTATACCATCTTATGCGGATTCATCAAAAGATCATGGTTATTTAATGATTCAAACAAATGATTCTAGATCTCTGAAATATCATCCATTAAGTTATTATTCAAATGGAGGATTGGAATCGTATACCGCTGATAAATCATTTCAGGATGAATGTGTACTCGACTGTATACCCAATCCGAGAATCAGTAAATCGCAACAAGATATTGATGGGTTTGTTCCTGCAAACGCTAACTTTAATGGAGGATTTGTTCCTGTTGAAGGATCTGCATTTCTCTATTTAACTGACCCAAGGAGTCTAATTTAATGTTCCCAATAGTGATAGCTGACGGCACGCAAGAGATGCCAAAAGATGATATTTATTATGTTGTAGGAAAAGAAGGAGTATTTATTAAAAAGAGATTAGGGATTATGGAAAGTCTATCTCCAGTCAAAACCATATCAATACTGGAGAGTGTTGAAGCAACAGCTAAAATGCACATTCCAGAGATACCTGCAAGATTGATAGCTAAGATTGCTAATTTCTTCCGGGAAGTTCAGAAGGAACATAGGTCAGAAGCAATCGTATTATTATTCTTCAATGAACAAACACGAAAATATAAAGTTATCCCGCCAGCGCAGAAGGTCGGTCCTGCCTCGCTCGATTATAATAGATCAATTGTTATAGACGGGTGGACAATGATCGGTGACATTCACAGTCATTCAAGTATGTCTGCGTTTCATTCCGGGACGGATCAAGGTGATGAAGAGTCCTTTGATGGGCTCCATATCACATTCGGAAATCTCAATTCCGAACTTATAAGTATTTCAGCATCAATCGTATCAAATGGTCACAGAACAATAGTTCCTCCAGAAGAATATTTAAAAGGAATTAGATTAGATCATGAGATTGATGAAGTTGAAAAAGTTCCAACCTCCAGAGTATATAAATGGGAGAATGGAAAGATGGTTGAAACAACAAAATATGCAGCAACCACTTTCCGATCATATCGTAAATATGACAGACGATATGTTATAACAAGCGAGAAAAATGTTAAAGCCCAATGTCCGAAATCATGGATGGATACAGTTGAATACAAACCTACTTATTCATATGGTACAGCATGGAGCGGATATGGCGGCTGGAGAGGAAATTATCAAGCTGGTCATTGGGAAAGTGGTAAATGGATCGCACCCAAATATAATAACAACTGGGGTAGAAACTTTGATGCAGATGCATGGAAAGACCGAACAAAACCAGGCGCCCTTGCAGCCGGAGTTCAAAAAGATGTAAAACGTCCACCACAGAATGTGGGAGTAAAAGTCGATCCTATTAAATTTCCTGCACATGATCAAGGTCCCGTTATTACAGAAGTGACACCTTCTAGATATATGCCTTGCAAAACATGCGCATTTAAAGAAAAGGCAGTGGAATATGTTGCTGAACTATTAGTTGATCAAAACGACGGAACTATTGAAGAGAACTCAATTCTAGACGATGATAAAGAATCATATGTGTGTGAAAAATGTAATGTTCTTGTTACATTTGACTATGATGATGAAGATGAAATCAAAGGTAATATGGTTTGCCCATCATGTAAATCAGATGAGCATATGACTCTAATTGAGGAAAATGATTTTACCGTCGATGATGATGAACCAGGGCAAATTAAATGTGTAAGTTGTGTTAGCACATTTGATGTTAGTTTTTTAGAAACTGGCAAAGATGGTGGCTCATGTCCATTCTGTGGAACATTATTAATGCCTGATCAATCCCTTAACTATGAAAAAAAGGGAGAACACTATAATTGCAAATCATGCGGAAGTCAATTTACAAAAGAATTGATCAAGGATAACAACTGCCCTTTCTGCAAAATTGCTCTAGTGGAATACTCGGGGGCAAAAAACAGGGACTTATTAGGAGACGCAAACGAAGTCGAGCAAGTTGCAATCGAAGAAGCAGCCAATTACCAGGCAGCTGAAGAACCACCAAACCCTGCTAATATGATACCGGGGCAAGATCTACATCATATGGATGAGATGATAAGATCCAATATGAATCCTCTACAATGGATGATGGAAAAATTCGGGAGAAAACGATGAAAAAAATATCTATAAAAATCATTGGACTCGGTGGAGTCGGATCAGTATTATGTGGAAGAATTGCTCGATTCTTAAACTATGCAAAAGATATAGATTCAACATTAACATTAGTGGACGGGGATACATATGAAACTAAAAATTACGAAAGACAAGAATTTACACAAATGGGAAATAAAGCTGAGATTAAAGCTGGCGATATAGAAGACCAATTCCCAAGGCTGAATTTAGATTTCTTTCCTTCGTATATAAATGACGCAAACATCACCAATGTTATTTTAAATGGTGATATTGTGTTCTTATGCGTAGACAATCACAAAACCAGAATGATCACATCCAATTACTGCAAAAACTTAAATAATGTTACTTTAATTTCTGGTGGGAACGAATTTACAGACGGTAACGTACAACTATATGTCAGAGAAGGGGGTAAAGATTTAACACCTGACTTGTGCGCTTATCATCCGGAGATTGCAGATCCCGTAGATAAATTACCTGAGGAAATGAGCTGCGAAGAGCTAGCTCAGTCTGATCCTCAATTATATTTCGTAAATGTATGGGTAGCTACACTCATGTGTGGCGTGTTTTACAACGTAGTAATCAGTAATAAAATAGAGGCATCCGAAATTTATTTTGATATGAAACAGATGTCCGTGATTGCGCAATCAAGGGCTTTAAAGTAATAAGCCGAACGTGAACAACAACTAAACTTTGTAAGGAGAATTTTAAAATGGCTAATGAATATACTCGTGAAAATTTAGAAGGAATGAATCTTAAAGAGCTTCGTCGTCTTTGTGTGGACAACCTGGGACTGCCGGGATTGACCAAAAAACGTAAAGACGTCGTTATCGACGCTATCCTGCTGGCCGATGGAAATCCGGATGTTTCGGATAAGCTGGAAGGTATTGCATTTGATGGCCACAGCGTTATGACCAAACCGTCTGCTGCTTTCGGTCAAAAAACCACAACCACAATCCGTGTATCATGTGGTGCCAGTACCGGCGCCTTTCCTGTTGAAGGGAAAAGTGTTGCCGAAGTCGGTGAGTTCCTGCGTGAGGTGTTGAACGTGGACAAACTCTCCACAGGTCTGGTTAATGGAAAAGAAGTTTCCGGCGATTATGAATTGAAAGTGGGGGATTCTCTTGAGTTCATGAAACCTTCCGGTCGTAAAGGCTGCTAAATAGGAGCCTGGCGGGTGGGGATTCGATTGGGTCCCCACCCAATCCTTCCGAAAGGAGAATTAACCCTTTGAATCTCAGCACTGTAACTGTAATTGGAACCGGAACGTTGGGAGGACACCTTTGTAAACATCTGGTAGAATGTTCTAAGGTTAGTAAACTTATATTAATAGATAAGGATATAGTTGATAAAAAAGATACAGAAATAGGAATATTTCAACCTATTGATATTGATGAACCAAAAGTTCATGTACTATATCGTAATCTTTTAAATTATAATATAGAGATTCAACCAAGAGCAGAGTTTTACATTGAAGGTATTACCGATCTCCCAGAATCAGACTTAATAATTGATTGCCGAAATATATTTGGCAAAAGAGACTTGAATATTGATATGAAGATGTTTATCAATGGAAAGTTTCTAATACTCGATTTTCAAAAGAAACTAGAAGATCAAACAAGACCAAAAGGCGAATATGTTATACAACTATCAAAACATGAAATTAGTAGAGCAGCTTCTTATGCAACTGATTTAATATGTAGTAATGTTATTGAAGAATTATTAAAAGGACAATCTATTAAATATATTGATATTGACATAATTCAATCAGTAATGTTAAAAAGTATTAAAGAATCAAAATCTTATCCAGACTTGATATATGATACAGATGATAATATAAATAGAATATCAAAATTAGAGGAAGTTATACAACCTATATTAAATAGAAATAAAAAAGCTCCTCTTAAAGTAGCAGTTCAAGAAAGAGGTTCGATAGCCAGGGAAGTTTTTGAAATACCAAGGGTTGCAAAAACAACGTATCAGATTATTCCTCAAAACAGTTTAAAACACCCCGAGGACGTTATCGAAGTTCTTAAAAATGCTATAAAGAATAAAAGTAAAAGTTTAATATTTTTACCAGTTCTAATAGACAATGAAATTCATATATTACAAACAGAAGGAGGAGCATAATGGAACATAAGCATTTATATATACCAGGAAGTAAAGAAAATGTATCAATTGATTATGATATTTTCGTTGGAAAAATAATTCCTAAATTTATTATAGATGATGGAGTTCCGAAAACAATAACAAAAATTCATGAGAAATTACATTTAGAAGGTCTTATTATTAAAAGATTCAACAACAAACTAAGTGAAGTTAGAATTTTCGGAAGTCACCCAAACGCTGATTTGAATACAGATGAACTTTGTCTAAGAGATGAGGAGTATGGTGCGGAAGTTACGGATATAAATTGTCTATTAAATGTTTTAATTAATAGACTTGAAGTTTATTATTTTGATGAATCTCACTTTAGACCTAATCAAAAAGATTACGAAACAAAACCAGTCGATGGTTTTATGAAAATAAATGTTAACTTTGACAAAGGAGAAATACACGATGCAGAAGCACCCTTTAGACAATTATATCCAAGATAAAATTAAAGAAGAGTTGGATAAACATGACACAATTATTAAAGAAGAAGATGCACAAAAAATAATGGAAGTATTGATGCCTTCATTAGAAAAAATAGTAGCCAAAAAAATCAAACTGCATTTAACGATTCTGGCAGAATATTTATTAGAATCACTTGCAGAAAAAGAGGAGATCTCTTGAGATGCCAAAAATTCTTAGTTATAGAAACTTTTGTGAAAATTTAGACGAAGTGACGTCTCTAAAACTCATAGCAAAAAAGAAATACCATCCTGAGGGTTTATTTTCCGAGCAAATTTTTGGACCAGTAAAAAATTACACTTGCCAATGTGGGACATATTATGGACCCTCGAATCCAAAAACTGGAGGCAAATGTGATTTATGCCACGTCGATATTGTCAATAGTGATGTTAGACGAACTCGATTTGCTAAAATTATATTACCCATTCCAGTGGTCAACCCATTATTTTATGATCTCGTAGTTGAGATTGCAGGTAAAACTTTTAAATCAGCTCTTGATGATTTGATGCGAAATGAAAAAAGTTTTATGTATGTTGATGGAACAGAGCATGTTGTAAATTACGATGAAACACAAAGACCCCGTGGAGTGCAAATCTATGAGAAGACCGATGCCGTTTATAAACTAGTTTTTGATGTTGCTACACAAATGGCAGAGGAAGGAATTGAAGACTGGAAAAATGTTTTACTTAATATTGATAGTCTTCTGATCCATCAAGTAATTGTTCTTCCTCCAGACTTGAGACCTGCATCAAGAGGCGGAGGCGGCAAACACTTAATGGATAAAATTAACAGGTATTATGTTCAAATCTTAACCAAAAAAGAGTTAATGCAAGGAACAATTCTTAACATTCAAAGAGATAAAAATTTATATTATACTTATTTCAAACAACTACAAAAAGATGTAAATGAATTATATAATCGTATCCTTGAAAAAATGGCAAAGAAGGAAGGGTTAATTCGTGGAAACATTTTAGGAAAAAGGATTGACTTTTCGGGTAGAGCTGTTATAACTCCAGATCCTTCATTATCTTTGAATGAATGTAAACTACCATATTTTATGGCATTAGAAATGTTCAAACTTCCTATTGCAAAACGAATTATTCAGGTAGGTAAATATAAGTTGTTAAATAAAGCTATTGATTTTGTTGATAGATGTATTGAATTAAAGAAACCTGATCTTTTTAAAATATGTAAGGACGTTGTTGAAGGTCAAATGTGTATCTTGAATAGACAACCATCTTTGCATAGATTAGGAATGTTGGGATTTAAAATTTTGATTACATCAGATCAAGTTATTAAAATTCATCCGTTAGTGTGTCCTCCATTCAATGCTGACTTTGATGGAGACCAAATGGCAGTTTATATTCCTGTAACAGAAGGAGCAAAAGATGAAATAATAGAAAAAATTGCAGCTATCAAAAATTTAAGCAGTCCATCAAATGAAACTTTAACAACAACTCCAAGTCAGGATATTATTTTAGGAATTTATTTCTTAACAACAGGTGTCTTTGATGGTCAACTGGACGATCAAACAGGCATCAATATTTTCAACAATTCCCTTCCAGATGATTATCCAAGAGTTGAAGAAGTTGTCAATGAAAAGAAATTATTAGACATTTTGAATGATATAAAAGATAGATATCCAATTGATGAAATTGTTAAAGTTTTGGATAATATAAAAGCAATAGGTTTCACATATGCAACTTTATTTGGTTGCACTATGTCACTGGAAAACTTTCAATCGGATTCCTTAACATTATTAAGGGATAAAATTTATGAGAAAGACACAATCAGACAACAATTAGTTGCATCATCGAATAAGGGAATTACAAAAGCTTTAAGAGAAAACTTTGAATACGCATACATGATTGAATCTGGTGCTAGAGGAAGTTGGGACCAGGTTAAACAGATAATCATGACCCGAGGATTTGTATCAAATTTCGACGGAGAAATTTTGCCAATACCAATCAAACATAATTTAGTCGAAGGATTATCAGAAGAAGAGTTCTTTTATTCAACATACGGATGCCGAAAAGGTCTTCTTGACATTGCGCTGAATACAGGAACATCAGGATATCTTTCAAGAAAATTAATTTTTACTTGTGCTAACCTCCAAATTCATACAGAGTTAGAAGATTGTGGAACTACAGATTGTTTGGAAGTATATGTGAAAACTGAAAGAAAAGCTAGAATGTTAGTCAACAAATACCAGTCAAATAAAGGAACTCTTGAGTTAATCACCAAGCAAAATTACAAAGATATAATCGGAAAAACTATATGGATTCGAACTCCGATATTATGTAAATCACCCAAATTATGTCAGACTTGTTATGGAGATTTACATAAAAAATTAAACAGCAGATTCGTTGGAATCATAGCTGCTCAAACTCTTGGTGAGCGTGGGACACAATTAGTTCTCAGGACATTCCATACGTCAGGTTCAGCTGTAATACAAGGACAGGACACCGAAACAGAGTCAATGAGACAAAAAGATATTATCGGTGATCTTGCATCAGTATCTCAGCTCCTGCATAAGTTCAAGAATAAAACATATACAGATATAGTTTCAGAGCTATTTGAAGTATATGATAAAGATATTTACCATGTCCATTTTGAATGTGTCGTGGCTCAGTTAATGTGGAAGAATCATCAAAAATGGAGATTATTAAATAATCGTCATTTAATAGCTCCGGATTATTATTCAATTCAATCTGTTCCAAACCAAGAGAGTTGGATATTAGCAATGGCATTCTCAAATCCAAAGAGAAGTATTCTCCAAGGTATTCTTAACGAAGGAAAATATTCTGGTATAATGGATAAAATTTTAAAAGGGGAGTATATCGAATGAGAGACCCCAACAGAATCAATGAAGTATTACGAATGGTATCGAAGGTCTGGTATAAACATCCAGACCTTCGATTAGGTCAGTTAATATTAAATGCCTGTTCTGAAAGCGTAGTATATTATATTGAAGACGACGTACTTTTAGAAAGTCTTAAAAAACAGTATGAGGAGGAGTAAATTTGAACATAATTAATCCAATCTTTAAGATTCAAAATGAAGATAAAAACATCTTCACACTTCGAGTGAATGACTACAAACAGATTTTACCCGTAACAAGACAAATACTCCAACCTGCAATAGATTTAGGATTCCAGTTGAATGAACTGGACATAAAGGAATCAAGATTTTCGTCTGGAGAATTATCAAAGACGATAAAACAAACCCTTGCAATTAAATTGCAAAAGGGAACAGCAAATATTGATTTGAGTTTACATCTTCCTAAATTAGTTGACGATAATTATATTGTAATAAACGGGCGTAGAAAAATCCCTTTATTTCAACTATTTGATATCCCCATTGTTACAAGAGGAGAAAATATTAAATTAAGAACCAATGTCGCAACCCTAATGATCTTCAAAGATAGAGAACAACCATTTATCAAAGTAAGTTTTTTGGGAAAAAAGGTTCCGTTATCTATCTTGATGTTTGCATATTTTGGGGTTGACGAAATGATCAAGAAATTTGATTTAGCAAATGTCAAATTAGATGACTTAGGTAAAATCGAGTTGATGGATATATTAGTATCTGAATGTAAAATGATTTACGATGAATTAAAAACCGACACACAGGACGATTTTATATTAGAGATAGGTCGTATGTATTCAAGATATAATTCTAAATCAAAAGGGCATGATATTGTATATGCTCTTGATTTAATTCCGCAAGTTGATATATTTACAAAAAATTTACTTCAAACAGGATCATTGTTAGACGAGTTGGTTCATACAATCGCAACAGGAGATGTAGATGATACTCTATTTATAAATAAAAGAGTTAGATGTTTTGAATATATGATATTTGCAAAGCTTTCAAAAATTATTTTCGATATGTGCTTTTCAAACAGAACATCAAAAGCTCCAAAATTCAATATTAATTCATCTATGATATTAACAGAATGTAATGTATCAGATATTGTTCAGTTCGATTTTTCAATTAACCCAATTGAAGAATTAACCAAATTATCAAGGATAAGTCTTTTGGGTCCCGGTGGATTTAAAAGGGAAAACATTCCTAAACATTTAAGGGATATATGTCCAACAATGTTCGGTCGTATTTGTCCAGTAGACACCCCAGACCGCGATAATTGCGGTGTTCTACAAAACCTCATCCCTAATGTCAAGTTGGATGACGAACTCCGTTTTACAAGCGATATATGCGAGAAACAACCCATTTCAATACCTGTGTCGTTTACCCCATTCTGTGAGCATGATGATCAAACAAGATTACAAATGGCATCATCACAAATGAGGCAAGCAATCATGTTAAAAGACTTTGACCAACCGATGATTAAATCCGGGTGTGAAGGTTTATATACAAAGCATACACAATTTATCAAGTGTGCTAAAAAAGATGGTGAGGTCGTTCACCTTGATGAAAAATATTTAATGGTTGTTTATGATGATAAAACGGTTGACATCTTTGACGTTTCATATAGAAATATTTATGTTGAACATATGGATTTAATGAAAGTTTATGTCAGTGTAGGTAGCAAATTCAAAGCTGGGGAAATATTAGCTGAAAGCAACTTTGTTCAGAATGGCGAAATCACTTTCGGCCGAAATCTTCTAACAGGAGTTATGATTTATTATGGTCATAACTATGAAGATGGAATTATCATATCCGACAGGTTAGTAAATGAAGAAACATTCACTTCAGCCCATTTCAAAGATTTATCATTTACTATTCCTCCCCATAAGGTTTTATTGACATTAACAAACGATGAATATAAACCATTACCAAGTACTCTTGATAGAGTCGCACAGGGAGATCCGTATGCAATTATGAAAACTCTATCAGCAGATGATTTATATTCAGTTTTTTCAGAAGCAACACCTTTGGAAGCAGAAAAATCTTATATCATTTCAGGTGTAAAAATATTTGCTAACGAATGGAATGGAGACATTCCAGAATATAAAGAATGGGTAGAGAAAACTATTGAAAAGCAAAAAGAAAAAGAATTAGCTCTGAGATCTATCGTTAAAGAGAAACTACCCCGAGATCAAGCTGTTAAATTCATCAGAGAGAAAGACTTAGAATTATTTTCTTTCGTAGGTAAATATAAAAATAAGAAAGAAAGGGTTAACGGTATTTATGTTGAAATGTATGGCATTCATGTTCGATCAATCAAGGTCGGGGATAAAATTGCCAATAGACATGGAAACAAAGGAGTTATATCAAGAATATTACCACATGATAAAATGCCACAACTGCCAGATGGAAGACATCTTGATATATGCATCAATCCATTGGGTATAATCTCTCGTATGAATATCGGTCAATTATTTGAGTTACATTTGTCAATGTCTTTATATGATCTACAACAAAACCTTCTAAAAATATTAGAAGAAGGAAGTCAAGAAGATCTTAAGTCATATCTGTTAGGATACATTGATATAATTGACAAAACAAAAGATAAATGGTATATTAAACAATTCATAGAGCAACTGCCGAAAAAAATAGATGAAGAATTTATTGAAACTCTGTCGATTATTCAGCCTCCATTTGAATCTTGTCAATTAAAAGATTTGACTCAAGCATTACAATATACAGGATCTACTTTTAAATATAAAATATATGATCCTATTGCAAGAAAATATCTATTAAATGATATTGCAGCCGGATATCTTTATTTCTTCAGAATGGTTCATATAGCAGAAGAAAAATTAGCAGCAAGGGGAATCGGGTCATATGCGAAAAGAACCTTGCAACCATTAGGGGGTCGAAAAAACAAAGGTGGACAAAGATGTGGTGAAATGGAAACAGCATGTATTATTGGTCATGATGCTCCAAAGAATTTATTTGAATTTCTGACAACAAAATCAGATTGTATAGATTTGAAGAACGATTACATCAGAAACTGCATTGACCCGGGTAGAGTTGGTATAGAAGACTCAAAAGATTTAGACCCAATGCCTGAATCTGTTAAACTGTTGAACTCTTATCTTACAGTCTTAGGAGTTGATTATCGTGGGAGTTCCTAATGAGAAGAGGTGGGGTTGGTACGAGGCAACATCATCTTGTACCAACCTCTCAACCGATTATAAAGTTGTAACCGAGGAGGACTATTTTCGTAGAGATAGAGAACTTTGGTATAAACAATACTATTCCGACTTTCGTTATAATTTCGGAATGAAAAAACCTCCTATTAACGATTTCTTTAAAGAGGAAATAGCTAACCGGCCAATCAAATATACCAATATAGAAGAAAAAATCGACCCCATTCAAGCTGTTAAATTCGACCCAGAAAATTTATGGAGTGAACCAAAATGTTTGAAAACAGATATTGTCCAATCTGCAAAGCAGAAGTCACACTCAGGTATCACGTCGAAGACAAATATTTCCGTCTTGAAAAAGGAAAGATAGTCAGGGATGATGCCCACCAAAGGGGTTTTTGGGATACCCCCGAATTATTATTTGAGTGTTCAAATGATAGAGAACACGAAATACCAAACTATCCCAAATGGGAAGATCCTGTTAGAGAAGGATTTTATAAAGGAGCATATTATGACAGATAAAGAATGCTTACCCGACATTCAATGCGATTTACCCGACATAACAATTCCTATTAAACAGGTGGGGGTGGAAAATGTTGAGGTACCTTTTAAGTTAGAATCTAAATATGGAGGTTTTCATCAGCTGACTGCAAATGTCACAATGATGACTGATTTAGACGAAGGCACAAAAGGGATCTCAATGTCAAGATTATTATTAACATTAAAACCTTATTTAGACTTACCTTTAAAAAGCAAATTAATAAAAGAAATCATCTTTATGATGTTAAAAAATGTTGGAGGGTCATCGGCATTTATGAGGTTTCAATTCAGAATGCCAATTAATCGAAAATCAATTAAAACAGATAATTCATTTCCAATATACTACAAGTGTAAGTTCGAGGGACAGATTTATAAAATCAAAGATGTGCAAGAAAGCGGAGACATAAATCATCCGTCAATTGACAGATTTAGATTCTTTCAAGGAGTAACAGTTCAATACTCATCATATTGTCCATGCTCTGCTGAATTATGTAATGCATTAGATGGAGCTGGATTTCCACATAATCAGAGATCGTTTGCTCACATTTTAACCGAGGTAGATACAGACAAGCATTACATTTGGTTAGAGGATATAATTGATGCAGTTGAAAGTAGTATACCAACATTACCTTATCCAATTATCAAAAGAATCGACGAACAAGAAATAGCTCGAGTTGCAGCAGAAAATCCGATGTTTGTTGAAGATGCAATAAGAATTATATCAAGTGCCGTCGATAGCATACCCGGTATTATGGATTGGATTGTGAAATGTATTCATGAGGAGTCCATCCATACTTCGGAAGCTGTAGCTGTAAACTGGAAAGGTATTGCTGGAGGATTTGATGGAAGGCGGTACATATGATTCGAGTTTCAATCTCATACGGATTTGGGGAAGATAACCGATATAATCTTAATTATATTCCGGAAAATATACAATGGGCATTATACAAATACGAAAGATACTCAGAAGGTAACTTGAACTTCTTAGAACGAAACAATGTGAACGTAAATGTAGTTCACCTTCCCCTAGATACTCTAAAAAGACCACAATATGAAATAATAAAATTAATGAATAAAATACATGAAACAGTAGGAACAGAAAAGTTTGTAATCCATCCTAATAAATTAATCACCAGTTTTATTCATTATTATATCAATGATCATGTTGGAAGTCAAACTCTTCCAAAATATAAATTATGTATTGAGAATTTTCAGTGGAGAAAAAAGAAAGAACTAAGATCGCCTCTTGAAATATTAAAATATTGTATTGAGTATCCACAATATTTTGGACTTTGTCTTGATACATCACACACGGAAGAGATTTGGTTAGATCACAAAATATTATATACATTACTTCCATACACCGAAGTAATTCATTTATCAAACAGAATCTATTCTGAAAGAAAACAACATATGCCATTCAATACAGGGAAGGGTGATTTGAATCTAATGGCATTTGTCAACCATTTGAAATTTATTAAATGGAATGGTGATCTTGTCCTTGAATATATGCCTGAATACACGGACAAGAAAATTAAAAATTATCACTTTTTAAAGGAGCATTTGAATGGATAGAACTGAAGATGTTTGTAACTTGTACCAAAAAGAACGAGAATATCAAAAGCGTGCTCATGGAGATTATAACAATGTTGAGAGTTTAAACTTAGGAAGCTTTCTTATATTAATTGATAATTATTTAGAAAAAGCTAAAAAAAGTTACTCCGGACCGTGGAAACAAAACCTTCCTGAATGGTTAACCAATTGTAGAGAAAATGTTTTAGAAGGTTCCGCTCCAGTTGAAGCATATGAGGAATTGATTAAAGTGTTCACCCTTGCAGGGGCAGCACTTGAAACTTACGCTGTCATTAATCTATCAGAATGGCGCAACAATATAGAAGAAGATTTGAAAAAATGGGAAAAGGAGTAATAGTCCAATGACTGACAATTTGAATGAAATGATCCAAGAAACACCAGCAGATGAAGGGGCACAATTCGTTCCTGAGAATCTGGAACTAGCAGAAGATCCATCGGATGAAGTCGCTCCAATCGAACCAGAAGCTACCATTAATGAGATTGCAATCGTAACTTTGGGTGGATGGTTTGAAAAATATGGAGCAGGGTTTACGAATCTACATCAGGTTCGAGTCGCCATTCGTGGCGTTGACCCACTCGAAAATCTATTAATTTCAATTGATGACCCAGAGGGAGCTGAATTAGCAGATGGACAAAGAAAAAGATCATTAAAATTATTTGATGACGCTTTAATCCAACCTGTCCTTGATCTGGAACCATCGAGTATGCAAATTTATAATAATGGTTTCAGAGTTATTTATCCAATCAACGATGATATATTTATCAAAATGTATGGAGTAAAGACCGGTCTTATTGCAATGTTTTGTTATGCCATCGGCAATGGACTTCTACCATATGCAAAATTTGTTGCAAAAAAGAGAGTAGAAACCATTGAAATTCAAACAGGCGATATTGAAAGTTACCGGCAACAATGGACACAACCTATTGATTTAGAAACTATGCATCTGTTATATAGACAGAGTGTTAAATCCGATGCCTTTGCAACAAAAGGCGCCGCAATCAATTGGTTGTTAGATCGACAGGATGGGATTACAGACATCAATCATCACCTTGAGATTGATAAAGTGATTATGACCCTGTTGAACTAACTTCTTAGCTCGGGTGGGGTTTTGCCTCCCCCGTCCACTCCTCACCCGAGTTATAAGGAGATTATATGAAAATCAATCCAGATTTAAACCTTGTTCTAAAAGAAATCTATGTTTATGATATTGAATCCTGTCACTATACTCTAATGAAAATGAATGGATATGATTTGGGAGGTATAGACCCAAATGATAAGGAAGCTAGAAATATTGCAATCGGTAAAATGATGCAAAAGAATCCAAGACTCACAGAGTTTCTCAGGAGTACAACAATATCATTGATAGATGAATATATAACAGCTAATGAAATTGATGACTCTGATATTGTTATTAGACAATACGATGGTTTGCTACTCACCAAACTTCTACATAAAAATAATATACAAGAAATTCCTTTAAACCTCAGAAAAACATTTGATGTGCTCATTACGTCGATAGATAGAGATATGTATATAGCTATTGATACAATACAACAAATTTCTATTAAAGGAATTCCTTTCAGATATCCACATATGGATAAAGTATACAAAAAAATATGTCAATTAAATTTTGCCAATAAACCCGGATTGTTTAGAGGGTTAGAAAATATAAAGAGATTCATTCTGGATTCAAATGATGTAAATTTGTTTGCAATCCCAACAAAAAATGACAAATTGAGCATTTTCTTAAGAGGATATGGAGAAATGGAAGTATCACCTGGAACAGTTAAGTTAGTCGATACGGATGAAATCGACAAGAGAAGATATTTTGATATTTACATTTCACCATTCACAAAAAGTATTGTTGCTCAATATGCGTAGGAGGTTATATGGATATATTGAATATCGCAGCAGGAAAAATGCCAGTCCTTGCAGATATGGCAACCAGGTTCAAACAGGGAAAATTTCAAGTCAATTTAGATCTAAATTATTATAACAAAACTGAAATATCACAAGTTGAATGGAATTATCAACATCGTTCTCACAACCTACAAAGTGATATGGTATATTACTGCAACGAAGATGTATTTAAATTTCTAGAACGAACTGTAATGAATTTTGATGTAATTGCAATTTACAGATTTCTTGAGCACGTTTCTTTTACTCAAATATTATATTTCATATATTTAGTATCGACTGCTGTTCGTATTGATGGAATCGTTGATGTAATTGTTCCTAATTATCACTCGTTAGCAGAAATGTTATTAGATGATACTACTGATAGTCCGGAGTTTGAGGAACGAAATATTTTATTGACAACAGAACTATTAAATGAACCATCAAACCCCCACGCTTCTATATGGACTCCACAACGAGCATCTTATTTTTGGGAATTTGAAGGTCGATTTACAGTTGATGAAAAGACAATAGATCCTCATTTTGTCTATGATGGTCGTAATATATATCTAAGATTCCAAGCAAAGAGAGTGTCATAATGCCGCTCGCAGTACCATCCCTTAGACGACCTCTTATTAACCGACAAAACTCATATCGCGACAGTCTTTTTATGGCAGATTTTATGATAGCATTAACAAGAGATAGGAATAATCCGAAAGAAAGATTTGTAAAAATATTAAAAAACAGATATACTGGTGAAACTGGTAGAGCAGATCCAAAGTTAACTATTGAACTTTGTGCTCGTATGATTGCTATGTCTGTTTTCGGAGAGACGTTAAAATTATTTCGAATTGAATTAGAAGAAGCAATAAAAGAAACCATAATGAAAAAAATAGGAGACTCACATGATCCCTTTCGCACAAAGAGCACAGGAGATGGGACTTGATGTTTCATCATCCTACAAAGGTTTGTATTCATATGAAGATCGTTATTCAAAAGTTGTATATAGAGAATTAGGAGCCTCGCAACCGCATCTGGATCCACAACATCATCCGACCGATGGAGCTGAAGTTCCAATGATTGGCGTTTGGACAGCACCCCCACAAACTAATAATTATAGTTATGTCGGGTACGTTTCAAACATCTATAAATTTGTTGGTAATGAACTTATCATTGATCGAGTTCGTAATGCCTTAGAAGAAGTCGGCACCCCTATACTTAAAATTGCAACACATCTTCTTTATGATCTAACTGCAATCAGAGAAGAAACTGTATTAAGAAGTAGTCTCAGTTCTCCACAAGCAGGTGATATTAACCCTGTAATGATTATTGGAAATAGTTATAACGGAACAAAAGCAGCAACTGTTGCTTTCGGTATAGCTGTTGATGGTGGAGAGATTATTGGCCAAACAATATTCGGTTTCTCACTTGGTGAGATGAAGATGATTCATATTGCAAGCAATAATACAAGATTATCTTCAGGTATCAATCAATATCTTGAAGTTTTCAATAATCATATTTTAGATATGATTGATAGAAGCTTCAATACAATATTAACCCAAGATCAGATGTTTGGAACTCTTGATGTTATTGAAAAATATGGCAAAAAGAGAAGAAAACAAATAACCGATATATTAACATCAATGCAACCACCTCCAAGAGAAGGTCAACCTCCAGCATTGCCAAGTGCATGGCAAGTCTTTTTATCTATTACAAGGTATTGCGCTCTTGAACCAAATTTGAATATGAAAAGACTTTTGGAGAACATTGCTGAAAGCGTTTTAGTCGTTCCGACTCGAATGTATGAGGTCTTAGGGCAATTATGAAAACTATAAAAGATGAGGAATACAGCTTCAATCATGTAAAACAACGATTAATGGAAAGACATAATCTCGACATTGATCGCGATTTTTATGATAGAATGAATAAAGATATTGCCCCGTATATATCAAATAGCCGATTTGATTACGAAACTGATAATAATGGGGAACAAGAAGTTCATACAATATCTATTAAAAACAAGATTGTTAAAGTTGTATTCTCACTTTCTAAAGATCGTATAACAACTGTATTACCATAAAAGAATGGGGCAGAGAAATCTGCTTCATTTTTTTTCGTTCGATTTTTTTTGGAACAAAATAATGTAAATAAAAAATAAGGGGAGTTCGTTTATGGCATCAAGTTATTGGTCACCATCGAGAACATATGAGTTTGAAGTGAAGGTATCAGATAGAGACCTCACTCCCGATCTTATCAAATTAACTATTTTAACTTCAATAGATTTGCCATATCAAACATTTTTATTAGAATTTTTTATGAATCAAAATGATTTGATATTAGAAAAAATATATGGGCAAGAAGAGATCAAGTTGACAATAAAATTATTCGGAACGGCGCCAAACATCCCAACTGATATAATTGAGATAAGTTTAATGAGTTTGTCAAGCGAAATCCCATTAACTATGCAAAATACAATACAGACCAATACTGACGTTAAAAGAGCTCCAATATCAATATCAGCTGTTTCTCGAAAAGCATTTACTACAATGTCAACGTATGTAAATGAAGTTTATGAAAGAGCATCTGTCGGATATGTTATTGAAGATATAGTATCAAAAGCTAAAGGTCTAATAAGACAAGATTCCACAGGAAGAAATCTAGATATCTTAGATCAAGTAATTGTTCCTCCTACTACACTATATCAAGCTATAAAACATCTAAATAGGACTTTTGGAGTATTTAATGGATGGTTAGGATTATGGTGTACATATGATAATAAAGTCTATTTGAAAAATTTAACAAATAAAATGAAATCATCTTATTTATTTTCTGTTTATCAATTAGCAGGTAATATTGATAATTCTAAAATTATAGAAACATTAAATGATACCGTATACTATACAACATATGATATTGAAACCTCATATACAGGCAATACAAAATTTGCTGTTTTTGCTCCAACTATGAAGCATATTGTAAAACCCAAAGATAAATTAAGTCAAACTATTCAGTTAGAATTAGAAACTTTCGCTAAACAATATGGTTTAGTATCACAAAAAAATAAAATATTTTTTGACAATCAAGCTATGTCTCTAACCAACAGACAAAGAATATATAAAGATCATACAGGATATGAATCTAGCCAGTCATTTATAAATGCAAATATGGCAGAAGAAATAGGAGATTTATCTGAAATAAGAATAAAATTAGAGCGAAATTTAAAGTTACAAAATCTAATGAATGTTGGAGAAGCAGTATCTTTCACTTCCAAAATTGATGATTATAAAGATCTCACAGGAATATATATCATGCGAGCAACACAGTTGAATTTTTCCAAAGCAAAAGATTGGGAATCTTCAGCCGATTTAAGATTAATTAGGACGAATCGAATTATATCGAAGGGTTAAAAACTTAGAACAAATATTAAAGAGGGTTATATGTCCATACAACTAAAAAGGTTAGCTCAAAAATACATAGAGGAATTTCTAAAGTGTAAATCCTCGTTCGACTATTTCTGCCGAAATTACATTCTAATCGAACTGCCTGGAAGAGATGAAAAATTAATTCCTTATCAGAAACAAACTGAGTTAATAGATCTAGTTCAACTTTATCATTATGTTCTTGTTTTAAAGAGTAGGCAAATTGGAATATCAACAGTCATTCAAGCTTATTCAGCTTGGTTAACTATATTTTTTAACAATGTTGTAATAGGAATTATTTCAAAAGATGGGAAGGAAGCAACCGATTTTGCAAGAGCAATTAGAGGAATGATAGAGAAACTTCCTGATTGGATGAAACCATTAAAGGGTATACTAGGTAGAGGGTTTGCAAAAAGAACTGAACAATCATTTATTTTAACAAATGGTAGTAAAGTCTTCGCTTCACCAGTAAACCCAAATGCTCCAGAGAAGACACTTCGTGGTAAAGCAATCACATTTTTGGTTATCGACGAAGCTGCATTTGTTAACTATGTTGATACCGCTTGGACTTCAATGGTTCCTGCTCTATCAACCAATCAGATGCAAGCTCGTAAAGTCGGGATTCCTTATGGGACAGTTGTTCTTTCAACTCCTAATAAAACAATTGGTGTTGGTCAATGGTATTTTGAAAGATATTTGAAGTCAATTTCTGGAAATGATATTTTTCATCCATTTGTTATTCATTGGAAAATGATTCCTGAGCTTGCACAGGATCCTGAATGGTATAATACACAATGTAGATTATTCGACCATGACAAAAAGAAAATCGCACAGGAGTTGGAATTAAAATTCTTACCGGCAGAGGGTTCATTCTTTGAAGCAGATACAGTTGAAAAGATGCAGGATGGTGCTGTCAAACCTAAGCAAAAAATCAAACTTTATAATGGAGAAATATGGGAATTTTCTGATGCAATTCCTGGAACAAATTACATCATAGGGGTCGATACAGCTCCTGAGCATGGAACAGATAAATCTGCTATTACAGTTTGGGATTATCAAACTCTAGAACAAGTATGGGAATATCAAGGTAAATGTAAAGTCCTTGATTTTGTAAATGTTGTTAAAATTGCAGCAACAACATACAAAAATTCTGTAATAGTTGTAGAATCGAACTCATATGGAAATCAAGTTGTAGAGCATTTAAATGCAAGCGAATACTGTTCACAATTATATAAAGAAAAACGAGGGAACAATACATTAGTTCCAGGTCTGTCAACTAATTCAAAAACTAGACCATTAATGATTGACGCTCTCTATTCATATATAACTCAATATCCTGAATCTGTTAAGTCTGAAAGATTAGCATTAGAATTAACAGGACTCGTATCTAAATCTAATGGAAAAGTTGAAGCAGATACAGGGTGTACTGACGATATTGCCTTATCAGCATCTTTATGTTTTTATGTTAGAAAATATGATCCACCTTTAGCATTATTAATGAACATGACAGACGGTTCAATGATAGCAAATGATCTCAAAGATATTCTAGCATTTAACATGGAAGATAGTGGTGTTCAATTTACAGACCAAAGTATTATGAAATATGTTAAAAGTAGACCACAAGATGTACACGGATTTGTAGATACGATAAGTTTCTTTAAGGAGTAATAACATGACTGAAAATGTCCAGGAATTATTTGCGCCCCCTATTGGACTCAAATTAGTTGATGTTGTTGATGGAATGAAATTATATTCATCAGCAAAACTATTCAAAAAGTTTTTATTTGCATTTGAGAAATCTAGTAGAGGTAGCGACAAAGTTGATTTAATCGACAAGTTAATGAAAAAAGGACTTTTAATCCCATGTTTTAAATCAAAGGGTACATTAGGATTTTTAAAACAGAAATTTTTTGGAAGCCAAGATTCAAAAGCGATTCTTGGAATGTATCATCTTGAAAATAAAAGAGTTTATGTTTTAATTGATAACAATTCCACCATCTTTGGAACATCATCAAATGATGAAATAGTATCTACTACTTTACACGAATGTATGCATTTAGCAGCAGGAAAAAACATGAAACAATTTCTGAAAGTGATGATGCCAACTCTAAGAAAATATTATTCTGAATTATTTACAGAAATATTTTCTCTAAAATCAGTTCCGAACATTGATGAAATTATATATCATATAGCATCATATGAAAGCGCAGAAACAGTAAATACAAATAAGAAACTAACTCAATATTATAATATGCTTTATGATACGTTTAAACCTCAAACAAAATTAGAGGAAACACCATTTAGATTACAATTACAAAATTATATTGTATCAATGAAGATCTTTTTTGTAAGTTTTCCATCGTTTGTAAGATCATATAGAAAATGGCAAAGTATATTTATAGAATTAAATCATGCATACACAAAAACATTTGGGAAACGTAATACATATACTTCACCATTTCAAGAATTAGTTTCTGTCTCGGAAGTAGCTTGTGTTATGGCAGAAATGATATCTAAAGATTCAAGAGTAAAATCTATATTAAAGATAGTCGCACAAGGAGATTAATGGATGGCTAATGATAAACGTCAAGAGCCAGGTAGTATAACTAAAACGTCTGATGCCCAACAAGAAAGGATATCCGGCATAAGTAATGTATCTAATACTATTACACAAATGCAAAAGACTACCCAACGACAAATTGAAGAAACCGATGAGTCCATAAACTACGGGCAAGCTCCGGAATCATCAGCAAGACAGATGAATGGAGTCCTTTCACGTTTCGGAGAAACAATCACAGCATTTACAAAAGGTATTCAAGACATTTCGATGAGTACAGCACGTGCGACTAAAGATGCTATTGGTCAATATGGAAAAGCTATTGGTCAAGATATAAACTATAATAAACAAAATATGGTTGCTATGGCACTAGCAAGAACAACTCCATTATTCGGTTATTTCGCTGCTAAATTTATGGAGACTGATGTTTTCCAAAAAGCAAAAGAGAGAATGAAAGAATCAATTGCCGGTGCATTTAAAGGAATTGGTTCTAGTGTTGCAAGTATATTTAGAGGAAAAGAAAAAGCTGACGGTAGAAAAGATCCTGTTCCGAAAATGGCTCGTGGTGGATATGTTGAAAAGGGAGGTATGGTTGAAGTCCACCCTGCTGAAGTTGTAATACCGATAGAAAAGATTCTTGCAAGAATTGATGATTCAATATCCGCTGGTCGTGAAATTTCTGAGATTGCTCAAAAAAGTCAAATAAGATCTCTAGCAAAAATGTCTGTATTTGTTGAAGCTGAAAGAGATAAAGAACCTGTTGGTATGGTCAAAGGTTTCTTGAGAGCAATGAGAGAAACTCATTCTCAATATGAAGAACCATCTAATATTCGTCTCTTAAGAGCTGTGTTAGCTATACAAGATACTATGGGCGCGACGGTTTCATCATGGCAACAAATATATACTAAAATGCTTATTGAACATCCGTACTTCAGACAACTTGCCTTTGTTATGAAAGGTGTCGGAACTGTGTTTGGAATTCCATACAAACTTGTTTATAGATTTTTTAAACGAGAAGGAAGTTATCGAAGCCACCTATCAAATAGAAGTAATCCATTTGAAGCGCTAAATGAAAACGTCGCTGTATTATATACTGGAACAATGTGGAGATTGGATAATATTGCTAAATTTACAAAAATGACGGCGCAGACATCAAGAGATCTGGCATCATTTGTAACGGGTAACAGATATCCAAAAGTTACGGGTATACCTATCGGTGGTTGGAGTGTTTTTAGTCTTTTAAGATCCGGTATAGGTTTAATATCTAAACCTTTTGCTTGGTTAGCAGATAAAACTAAAGTCGGAAAGTATTTAAATTATGCTTTAGAAAAACCATTTGTAAATGCTTGGGATAAAGTTTTTCAAAGACAGGCTGAATTGCGACAACTTTATAATGGAGAAATTGATGTTCAACATCCTATAAATCAGATTGAACAGCTAATAATAGATCAAAAAAATAAAAAACTACCTCCTCTTATAACAATAGATGCAGGTAAAGCACAAGAGGAAGTTGTAGACTTATTAGAAGGTATTGATTATCATTCAGAAACATCGGCTAAAGAATTAGATAAAGCTAATAAAAGAGAAAAAAGAAAAGGAGTTCTTGGATTGTTTGGCATGTTAGGTGGCGGTATATTAAATATTGCTGGTTTAGCAATGGACTTTATTAAAAATCTAATACCAACTAATCTTTTGTCTATGATAGCTGGTTTAATAACAGGAGCAGTTCCAACCGTTTTAGCAGGTTTAGTTGCATTGGGTGCAGGAGCAGCATTTGGAACATGGTTAGATAGATATTTTTTTCATCCTGCAAGAATGAAATCATTTAAAGAGATTGATATATTAACTCAACAGATAAAAGCTAAAAATAATCTAGTAAAAGATAAAGCTACTAAAACTGTAGCTGATGAAACTGGAATGAAACGATATGATTCTGCACAAATATTAAAATTGACAGGCGGAATTTCAAAACTGGCTGAGCATCAGTCGGGAAGTGCAGTGACTAGAAAAAATAGAGCTCACGCATTAGGAATGGCAGGAAAACTTGCTCAAGAAGCAGTAGCCGAATCACAATCTGAGTACCTGTTAAGTAATCTACATGAATATATGAACTACGATCCAGAAACCATTGAGATAATGAGACGAAGCTTCATTGGTTCCCCATCTGAACCACATTTTACTAAAAAAAAATGGTCGTTCCTTGGAAGTCAAATTGATAAAGGTGAAGTTAAAGCGTACGGAACTAAACGAGAAGCTGCATTCTTAAAATTTCTTAAAGATAATGCAACTCCATTGACGGCTGAGCAACAAGCTGCTGTATTTAGTAAACATGCCAATCTTACCGAAAAAGGAATGAAAGTAGCAGGGGATGTAAAAAGTTGGGTCGCTGAAAAAGGGAAATGGGCAATAGATCAAACAGGGCAACTTGTTGAAAAAGCAACCGGTAAAGTTATCCAAGCAAAAGATATAGCAAAAATGCAAGCATCCGACTTGACAGTAGCAAGTAAACTAATAGGTCAAGAAATGCAAAAAAGAGGGATGGAAGGATTACAAGGGTTAAAGACTCTTGGAGAGTCAGTAAATCAACAACTTCACCAAGTATCGAATGTAATCACTCAACAAGCAAGTAATGTAACCAGCGTATATAACTCAGGTGTAGATAAAGCAGGATCATTTATGGATGATCTGAGTAAGAGAGTTATGGCAGGTAACTTTCACTAAGGAGGATAAATAAATGGCCAATAATTCTGGCGATTTAACCACAGTAGATTATGTTATTGGTATGCCTCCAATAACAACTAGAACTGGAGACAGTATACATACACAAAGGTCAGCAGAAGCTGTAAAGAATACTATGCCTGTTGCAACTATCTATCCTGGGATTCCATCGTTTGAATTTGGTATAGATTTATTTACTAGACAAAATGCATTTAAACCTAGTTCTTTTAACGAAGATCTGCGATTTCAACGGAAGACCACAAGAAATACAAATTTCTATCTTCCTATGTTGAGAGAACACGGTTATAACTTAGACGAGAGTATTCACAATCAAGGTTTAAAGGTAGCATACATTGCTGATAACTTTCCAACAGATACATTCTCTAATGAATACGGGGAAAACTTTTTACAAAAATTTACTGATGTAGCTTCTGAGGGTGCAGCTTCAATTGCACAAATGTTTGGAGCCAGAGATATAGGACAGGTTGCAAATAAAATGACTGGTGCCGCTAAAAAACAAGGTGGATTTGCTGCTCAGATGGCAGGAATGGCAGATAAGGCGCGTGGTTATATAGACGATTTGGGAACTATGTTTAAAGAGTTCAGTCCTGCTGGTGCAAGAATGGCAGGAATGGTTAGCTCACTAATGGCTGGTTCAAGAATTGATTTTCCTATGGTTTGGAAAACCAGCGCCTTTCAACCATCATATACAATGACTATTAGATTATATAATCCAAATCCGGGAAATCCACAATCAACAAAAAAATACATTATTGCTCCTATTGCAGCATTGATGTTATTGGGAATTCCAATATCACAAGATGGAAGTACATATAGTTGGCCATTTCTTCATAAAGTTGAATGTAAAGGTATCTATAGTTTAGATCCAGCTTTTATTCAAAATATTACAGTTGTTAAAGGTGGTGATCAACAACAAATTTCTTGGAGACAATCTCTTGGTCTTGTTGATGTTAGAATTGATTTTGGAAGTTTATTCAGTAGCATGTTAGCAACTGGAAATTCTACTGAAAAAACAAGACCAACTTTAAAAAATTATTTAAAAGCTATGGAAACCGAAAAACCAATTTATAATATCACAGGAGGTAATCTTCTTGATCCACAACCTCAAAAACCAATAAATACACAAGTAATTGGACCTGGTAGAAATCAACAGGCATTTACAAAACCTCAAGCAATCCTTGATGGCTCATCAGAAGAAAATAATGATATACCAGATAGAGTTCCACAAGCTATTAAAAATATTGCAACAAAGTTACAAGCTTTAATACCGTCTGGATTTAAGATTGATTTTTAACACATAGTACTTTTGAATATTAATGTTATATAAGAGGCGAGAAATAAATTTACGATGAATTGAGTTTGTGAGGTATAAGAATTGTATTGATTTGTTAGTTTTAAATTATGTAAAACTCTTATTAAAAGGACGTTTACTTGTTGTTTGAAATATACAGTTGCATTACTTCTTTTCACTGCCATTAAACTTCTAAGATATTTTTCATATTCACTTCCACATAATTCATTTGCTGATCTTAACTGTTTTAAATATAGATTTAAAATCATTGAAATATTATCAGAGTATTCCACATTTATCATTTCTTTAGCAATACTTTCAGCAACTGAACTTTTTACTTTACTAATTTTCTTCGCTACATCTAATGCTCCCTTATCAATAACCTTATATACAGTTAGTTTTCTGATCGTTTCATCTATTTTAGATTTTCCACGTTCTAACGATTTATATTGATATGCATTAGAATCTTCATCCCCTATATCATCCTGTGTTTTAATAGATGATCCCTTTTCTTTTGATTTGTAATAATTATTAACAAAACTTTTGACGCTTTGAGAAATTCTATGTCTAGAAGCTGAAATAAATTCTATGATTCTATCTAAATCCCACTCTTGAATATCCTTTTCATATTTTCTTTTAACTTCGCCTGATAAATAATATAGACTATTAGCAATAGTTTTTTCACGAACAAACAGATGTGTTCTTGTTAATGTATCAATGGTGTGTCGAAAAATATCATCATTACAATATCTCAATTGCTTATACATTAAACGACCATATTGAAAAAACATATAATACGCCATAGTTGTTTTGAAGGCAGCATTGTCTCTATGTAAAAGAAATAAATGCATAATAACAATTAGAAGATTTGTTGCAGGGTCTTGCCATAATAACCATTTCTCAGCGATGGTTCCTTTATATTGTCTTTTCACAAATTCTTTAACGTCCTTATCTGTCAGTTTCATCATATTTAGAATTTCATGGTATGCTAATTTAGTTTTTGGATAATAACAAGGTTCAGATAACGCATCAAATTCTCGTGCCGCAAATCTAGTGATTAACACTTTAAGACCTCTAATATTATAATTAGATTTTTCTATTAACTGTTTCATGAGAATATCCTAATTGCTATATCATCTGCTTCAAAGAAGATATATTCTGGACCATATGAAAGTAATTCTTCTTGGGTTAATTCATCTAAATTAAAATTGAAAAAGATACTAGATTCGGGTTTAATCAAACGACAATGTTCAACGCCTTCAATCTCTTGAACAACGTCAATAATTTCAGAACGATATAAGAAAGCATTGATGCCAAACCTACTTGTAAAGGCAGCTACAACTGCCGTCCTTACTTCCAAAGTTAAGTCACTATTTGATCCTGCATATGTTGAAGACTTGAAAATATCAAGTTCAATTTGTAACGGAATCTCATATATAGGAACAACCCATCCTGTTTCACAATAAATATATTTTTTCAACTTATTTGTAACATATACCATCTGCTCAGTTTTTGGTTCATTGTAAGCCCAAGTTAATGAAGTTGAATCAGATAATGTAGCAACTTGATCATCTTTTCCTAACCAATCCCCTGTACCATTTAGAATAATATATCTATCACCATCTGTTCCAGACGTAGGAGGATCCGACAAAATATCTGTTACAGCAGTTATATTTATTTTGTTAAGTTGCATATTTTCCATTAAACCCAATGTATTAGCAAGTTTAAAATTAACAAAATCTGTTGCCATTTTATAATCTTTAAATTCTAATGTTGTAACTAATATCTGCATCACATTAGCTTCAAAATCAGCTTGATTAATTGAATCATAGTAACTAGCTTGAATCGCAGGAATATCATAAACAGTATAAGATGTCGAATCATAAATAACATTTGAAAATTCAAAATCATCTAAAGATTTTCTAAATGTAAATAATGCAGTATATTGGGAAATAAAAGTTGTTCCATATTTTATAGTAAAATAATATGTTGCTTCGCCTGTTGGTAGAACAGTATAATCAGGTAAGTTTAGTGTAAAGGTAGAGGATGTAGAATCATTAACCATATTATAAGTAGACCCTGATTCCAATACTTCAACTTTACAGGTCACTGTTTCTGAATCAGTTTCGGTTGATTTATAATTTAGTTGAAATTCGGCAGCAGCTCCATTCTTAGTTACAATTAATAAATCTGAATGTAAATCATATTCCGAACCATAGCTTGTAACAAGAGTTGGAATTTGTTGAATTTCAGTCATTACATATACATAGTTGGCAACAGAATTTAATAACTCAATTGTCATATCAAATATTGTATAATAATTTTGTCCACCGTGTGTTAGAACTGTTCCCCTTGGAACTTGCTGAGTTAAAAAATTATACTTAATATTTCTGGCAGGGACAATTACATCCCCATATAGTAAAGTTGAAAATAAACTTATTTCATTTACTTTAATATCAGAACGCTTTAAAACAGGTAATGAATTTTGTGACAGAGGAGAATCATCAATTATTATATTGGTATTGATATAATCATTTTCAGTAACAAGTCTTTCTAATGCTGTTATATTAATAATTGCATTTCTTCTAACTTCCTCAATAGATTCTTCATCCACTCCACCAGTTCCAGGTGCCGGATTCGTAACTGTATAAGTAACAGCTCGACCTTCGTCGTCTGAGATTCTTGTTTTAAGATCAGTTGTTTTTCCTGTTACAGAACCAGTAATGACATTTCCATCTGCTCCTTTTGTTAGTTCTGTGGTGACTCTAACTGTTCCGCCAGCTTCAGGTTGATAACCAATTAAACCATTACCGAATTGTAGATTAAATCCTGTATCATTTCTTCTTTTGACGTACCCTTTGGTGGTTGATTCCATCAAAAATAAACTACTATACTCTGTATATAGCTCATAACCAGAAGACCCCGGAGGACGAATCTCAACCACAACATCGGATATTTTTTTAGTTATATCGGTAAATGATACATCAAAATCAAAGAATTGATATATTTGTAAATCCTCAGGAACTTGAAATTCTTGCTCATCTACCTCAAATTGTTTAAAAGGTAAAACCATTGAAAAATAAATATTTCCTTGGGCATCTGTTGAAGTAGTATAAGGTAGATTATAAATTTTATTATCTTCTACAACTGTTATCGTCACATCTGAATTATTTAATACATTAACAGTCGTTTGATAATATGTAGTAAAAGCTATGCTTCCTGCTGATAATGAAAACTCTTCTGGGATTATAAAAGTTACATTATTTTCTGTAAACTCCAGAGGAATTGTAAATAAAACATTAACATATGCAGCAGATGCTTCTGATGGTTGATATCCTAAGAACGCAGCTAAATTATAAATGGATCCTGACAGTTGTGCTTTAGTTAAAAAGAATTCCCTATACGATGATATTTGATAAAATAAATTATTGGTTGTCAGAGTTGATAAGGCTTCAACGACGAAAGCAAGAAATGACGATTTTGTTAAATCAACTTCAGACAACTCCATATATTGAGCAAGAAGCTCAATAATCTTGAGAGTTGTTTGATCTTTTGATTTATAAACTTGTGATGATACTGATATATCTGCCATTATTTATTTCCTTATATAAAATAAAATCCGCTGTTATTGTCAAATAAAGATTGACTTGTACATCTTAATTCTTTATTCTTAGCTAAAAGTTTTGTCATAAATGAAGCATCCTCAACAGTATGAATTTTTTTATCATAATCATAAAACGTATATACATCTTCAACCTGTAAATTAAGTTGAGATTCAGTAACACTTTGTTCAAGATGAACTGAAAGCTTCCAAAATAATCTATCCTGGTTAACTGACTTTTCTACACCTCCAACATTAAATAGTGGATATGTATTATTTGTCACTCTTAAATATTCTTGCTCCATTTTAATTTTATCATTTGGTAAAGGGGTTATTCCGTAAGTGCTAGGTATAACAAATGTGGTATGGTTTTCTTTTACATATCCAATATCCTGACCGTCCATTGGAGTATTTATTTCCTCAATATAAAATACGGGCAATAATAAAACTTTATTCCATCTGACTCCAGAATATTCACCGACTCTATCATAAGATCCAGCAAAAACATGCTCGTCCTCCCAAATAGTTTCCTCTGTGTCAATATGATAATATGTCGTAAGAAAAGAAATAGCATCTTTACTATAATAATTATATATTAGATTTTGATACTCATGAATATAATTATATATTTTTTCGTATTTTTGCATTATTGCCCCGTTGAACTTCCATAAGTTAAATCGTCAAATTTTAAATTGAGAGTCCCTTTTTCTCCCTCGTAATCAATAGAAATATCAACCTCAAACCCTTTTCTATTTAGAAGCAATCTGATTTGAATATCATTAATGCCTGCTCGATTATCATATCTCAATATTCTGTATTCAATTTCTCTTTTGATTTGGTCAATGGTTTGATCATCTACAGGTTCAAATACCATTAAATGTAAATCACTTCCATACTCAGGATCGTGAAGATGTGTTCGTCTTGGAGTAATTAGAATATTACTCCAAGAAGCAATAATCACATTTAAATTAGTAATTTTTTGGAAATCACCTGCGGATGTGATTTTAGGAAGGAAGTCTCTGAGTCGATTATCAGATCCAGTAATATCCTGTCTAAATCTATCTAATAAATTTGCCATTAATTAACCACCCATTCCACCAAGAATTTCTTCGACAACTAATTTTTTCTTTTCCTCTTCTAAATCGCTTTTCCACTTTAAGTATGAATAAAACCTTTTAACAGGCATTTGAATAACCTGATCGTACGATTGTTTACTCATCTCCATACAAGAGTATATATTTTTTTCAAGTTGGTCAATGTACTCGTCTACTAATTTAGATCGAGTACACCATGCGAAAAAAATTGCCGACCAGATCTATATTTATAACCGCCTCATTACCACAATGTGTACACCCACTTAACATATTCAACTCAATTCCAAATTTACCAAAATGATCTTTATATTCGGCATAAATATATCTTTTATCTTTAGCAGGAAGAGATCTATATGCATCAATTATATCTTCTCTTTCAGAATAAATAACTGTATCCCCACCGCCTTTTGGATTTTGATAAAACTTTGAAATTATCAAAGTTTCTGTTATAATATCCAAATTTTTTGTATTATTTCCGCCTGCACCACTTTGCAATCCCATAATTTCATCCCAAAGCGTGGGTTGTTTTATAGTAGCAAAAACACCTTCAGAAATAGGTAAAGTAACTTCAACTACTTTTTCTAGAATATTACCTTCTTCATAGAAATTGATATTGAATGTTTCAGATGCTTTAACAGTTACAGAATATGGCTTTGTGCAAGAACCACAAGTAACATCATAATTTCGGATATCTTCATAAGTAATATGATAGAGACCATATAACAAAGCATCTCTATCTTTTAAAGTTGTATTTTTTAACCAAGAATCATAACTGGTGATTGTCTTGGGTTTCTTGACGAATGAATCAAATATACATTTATTCAAATGGTCATTTGCCTTCGACGGTGTTAAAAAACTTGCTTTTAAACGTTCTTCTTCTTGAACATTCAATGATCTAACGTGATACGATAAATTTGTTTGAGGTGTAATTACCTCGTATTCTGGATACTTTACATCAAATCCTTTAAACATGAGTTTATCTCCTTTCTATTCTCTTTTTATTTAAGTTACATTCTTAAGTTGATGAGCTAATAGTATCACCATAAGTTTCAATAAGTTTTGATTTAATTCCGTATACTTGGTCAGATAGACTTTGGCATTTTTCTTTAACCCATGGTTCATGCCATACATAATCGCAATTAAATTCAATCTCGACATCTAATCTTCCTACTGTTTCCACATCACTTGTAAAAAGGTCTTGTGGATCTTTTGTTGGGAATACTCCATCGTATGCTGCATAATATTCTACTGTTTTTCCATCAGGTGCTGTTGTCCAGTAATACATAACGCAAGCATATGTCGATTTAGTATAACCAGCTCCTTCTTCACCATCAATAAGATTGGATACACCAGAACGATAATCTCTTATCATTTTGATCCAACCATGCATAATGTTCAGAAGTGGGGTTCCGTTGAACTCTAAGAATTTTACAGAAACAGAGTTTCCGTAATCAATGTTTCCAGGAACTGACCATTTAATTCCACCAAGTCCTGTAAACTCTACTTTGTTGAGAGTTCCTCCAGGTGGTGTAACCGATAGACAGGCAGCCGCTAGAATATTTGCAATCTCTTGTTTAGTCATATTATCTGCATATTGTGGAAGGGAAGCTGGTATCCCTGCAAAATACACAAAGTGATAACCAGTTAAATAAGGATCTGCTACTCCGGCAATTGTTCCACCGAAGTTTCTGCTAAACCTATTGTTTGGCACCTTCGCAAATGAATTTTTAATACCCATTTTATAATACCTCCAAATTAATCAACTTTAATTCTCGATCTAATAATTTTCTTAACAGAATCCCAATCTCCATTCGCTATTGTAATTGCTTTGTCGTCAATGTAAAAGTCTGCATGAAGTTTATCTGATGTAATTCTATCGAAATAAATCTCATTATCATTTAAATAATTTTCAATGTTTGTGATTTGTTTAAGATGATCTCCGCCCTGTTCTTCCGCATTTTCTTTAGATACTCGGGTTGTGAAAATAATAATCTCAAACCCCAATTCTTTCAGCCAATCTATTGTTTCTTTCGCTCCATCAAAAGCATCATCGTATATTGAACCATCCTGATAACCTTTTGAATATTTGTGAATTGTACCATCTAAATCAATCATTGCTCTTCGTGTACTATTATCTGCTTCCGAATAGTATCTTAGAACTTTTTTTTTCTTAGAGGGAGAGTCCATAGGGAATACGGATTCATCATTTTGTATTTTTTCTAAATAATCCGAAACATTCATAAATTTTCAAACTCCGTTAAGTAAGCATCAAGTTTATATTTTGTTCTAATAAACTATGTATATCTCGTTTAAAAATAAGAACTATATATATTAATAATTGAATAGGAAGGGTTGTGATATTTTTTTAACTAAATTTAATGGAGGTTTTAATTATGGACAAGATTTACAAGGGAGATGTATCAGATAAAGCGAAGTATATTATGCAAACCCTCAACGAGAAATGGGATAGGGGGGACAAAACTAACAACACAGGGATTTTACTTGTCGCTGCTATATTAAGTTTAGTTCTTATGAGTAAATTTTCTATACTATTTATCGTTACATTATTCGGAGTACAGAGACTCTTATATCATATTAAATTTTTTACCGACGATTCACAAATTCCGGACACAGTCGATGAAGATTCTAAAGGCGAGTGAAAACGGAATAAACGTCATAGCAAAATATGACAAATATTATTCAAATGATGATTACCAAATGTACTTCAATACAGAAAGTGGTTTCGAACTCATTAGAGGGATCAACGGAAAACCCGATCCTTTTTGTTTGGATATGCCTGCATTATTAGACGTGGGTATAATGGGACATTGTAAAAACAAGTGTGATATTTGTTATCAAGGTCATTATAAAGAAAATCATATGACTTTAGATAATTTCAAATTTATCGTTGATCAATGTCATTCTCACACGAATCAAATTGCCTTAGGAGGTCGTGGGGATCCAAATCATCATCCAAACTTCAAAGAAATTGTAGAATACTGCCGGAGCAAGCAAGTTGTTCCGAATTATACCACAAGTGGAATCGATCTCACAGATGAACAAATCGAAATATCAAAATTATGTGGTGCAGTTGCAGTTAGTGATTATTCAAAAGATTTTACATATGACGCTATTAGAAGATTCCAAACCGCAGGGATAAAAACAAATATGCATTTTGTATTTACTTGTAACTCAGCATTTAAAGCGTTCAGTTTTTTAAAAGGACACAACCCTTGGAACGATAATGTTGATTTAGATAAATTAAATGCAGTGATTTTTCTATTATTTAAACCTGTTGGTAAAGGATCGTTACATGAAGAATTACGTCCATCCAAAGATCAATTACAAACATTTTCTGATTTAGCATTAAACAATAAAGCAATCTCCAAAGTAGGTATGGACAGTTGTCTTGCTAATCACATTGAAGTTCCAAAAAATATGGAATTTTTTATTACTACTTGTGAAGCAGCAAGACAATCAGCATATATCAGTCCATCTATGGAAATGATTCCTTGTAGCTTTATGGATAAAGTATATTCTACTAATCTTCAAAAACATGATTTTGGAAGACATACCATTTTTGCTGTATGGAAATTATTTGATACTTTTCAGCAAGTTAGAATAAAATTAAAATTAAATCCAAAAAAATGCCCTTTAGGGTATTAGGAGGACCAATGATACAATATGCTATATATTCTTATTTTGTAGTTTTAACTGTACTCTCGATTCTTCCTCAGCAATGGGCATTGAATCTTTATATGTTACTAACCATTTTATCTGGTCTCCTTTTTATATCGGCAGGATCAATTGCTCAAAAAGGGATTCGAGATAAAACAGCTGCCAAACCAGCAAAAAATGGGCATGTTCTTATTGCTGCAACAATCACATTTGGAATTAATATGTTAATTTGTGGTGCTTTAGGTGCTTGGTTCAAGGTTGTTGTTTGGTTGATTACAGCTCTGGTTACAGCTTCAACTGCAATAGAAAAGAAAAAATATATCAAATATCTAAAGGAGAAAGAAACGAATGGAGATGTGCCCGGAATGTGTGGAGAAGAATCCAAAGCATGATCTTGATGATCCTGGAATAATTATTACGGGTCATTACAAACTTTGTAAATGTTGTAGATCTCGTATTTCAGATTATAGATTTTTATCTAATCAACTATTAGAACAACTGTTGAATGAAGAAAGTTGCCATATGAACAAAAGACCACAATTTAAAACTGTGAATGATATACCGGTCGGATTAAGATTCAGCCCTTAACCACTAACAAAAGGAGTTACTATGTCGAGTCCTATTCACATTACCGATTTTGTCGCTGTTCCTGAGGATTTTATTATTGAGGATTATATGGGAATGCGCGAAAGAATGGGTATCTTCAAAAACCCAAACTTAGTTACTTTAGAAACAATTAACAAGACAAATGCAGTAGTAAAGACTACAGGTTATTTGCAAGTTGTATATGCACAGCATACAGATAGAGTATTTCAAGAACAGCAAGCCATTGCATCAGCAGCCGCTTACTTAATGTGTTTAGAGGAGATAGGATTAATTGTTGATTCGTTCAAAAAATTCTCTTTCAATACATATTGGAGCGGGGATAAACAAGAAGCGTTTGACTCGTTCATCAAAAGGGTCAGCGAGGGTCGGACATCAATGGCAGTCCATATTGTGAATATCTTTCCATTGATTCAAAACAGAAAATTCTATTTGGAGCATGCTGTTAATTCTTTATTAAAGATTGACGATTTGGAATTAGATCGACAAGAGACCTCCGATACTATCGGTCGTCTTGATTAATTAACGACGGAAAAAAGGACTGACTAAATGATCAATAGTCAGTCCTTTTTTTGTCTAATTATTTAATAAAGAAGTTGAGTTCGATTTTCTCAACAACTCTAGTAGGTTCTAGAACGATATTAACATGGAAAGTCTTTGTTTTTCTTTCATAATCTGTTGCACCGACTTCAACAGTATAAGCATCAAGACCTCGTTTATTTTTAATAACCTCTAGAAACTCGGTAATTGCTCCACCGACTTCACCCCATGTAATAGGATCATTTTGTTCAAAGATAAAGAATCGGCAGAATTGTTCAAGAGCTCGTTTACAATACAGAACAAGTCTTACAATGTTTAAGTCTTGTAGTGCGCTTGCTTTCGCTTGAGCTGTCAATTGTCCCCAAACAACATAACCCGCTGAGAATTGAACAATTGGATTTAGTTGTTTCAGATACATTTGATCTCTTTGTCCAAGACGTGGATTATATCTTAATTCCTTGATATTATCAATTGCACCTCTTGAGAAACCTGCTGCTGCAAACCATAGCTCAGCAATATTATCATTCCTTGGTAACAAGTATGACATATGGTATACTGGTGAGAACCAAATGTCCTGTCCCGTAAATGCGTCAGATACTTTGCTATATGATTCATATAATGAAACAAAGTAATTGTTATAAGGATGATTGGTTGTACGTTTTGATAACGCAGCAGTTACTGATACGTTATCACCATTATCAAGAATTGCAACACAATCTCGTCTAGTTGTACAAAGTGTGCTGATAGCTGTCTTAGTATCTGACGGATAACCAGCATCATATACAATTGAAAAATAAATATTCTCAGTATCCAATACCTCATCCACATAATTACCAGTATTTGGGTTTGACAGAATACCAGTATAACCTTGTTCTAGTAGAGTTGGAGCTGAATCAGCAGCCAAAATGCCAGTAGTTTCTGTGTTAAGACTTCCATCATCTTTCCATAATGATCCTTCTGAACCTTTTCTTAGAGGAACTGGTTCAGATGAAGTAAATGGTTGTGCCATATCTGCATATGATTGTTTAACAGAATATGTAATAGAAGAATCTGTATCAAATGCTGCAATAGCTTCTGCAGTACCATTCCATGATTTTGTTCCACCTGTTAGGTTTCTTCCTTGGAAGACATTGATTGTTTCACCATCAACTCCTGATGAAGCTCCCAACCAACCCCAAAGTTCATTTCCTCTACCATCTTTAGCAATAACTACATAAGTTGCATTTCCAGTTTCAAGAGTGTTTTCCCACTCAGAGAAATCTTGTTTATTATCTGTAATCGTTGCTGAACCTGCTGTATCTACAACAACTGCTGTTCCGATATCTTTATCATAAACTTTAATTACCCTATTATAACCTTCTGTTAGAGCACCACTTGATAGTTCTAGATCCGCTCTCAAGAAAGATGAATAAGTTTCTAACACAGATCCGATAAAAATTGAATCACCAGCGGAATCGGTGGCATTTGCATCAAACGAAATTTCAAATGATTCAACAATAACATCATCATCGTCCGATTGTTTTTCATACACATCTAAAACATAAATTCCATTGAGCGTTGGATTTGAGTGTTCTGTTAATCTTACCCCGATAGAATTGTAATAATCCCCCCTTCCTATTGGTCTTAAAAAAGCAATCGGATAAGTAGGAGCACTCGATTCCAGCTTTGTTTTAATTTCAGCTTGTGTATTTAGACTATCAACATATGTAATTGAAATTGTAGCAGTAGTATCGCCAGTTAATGCACTATCAATTCTAAAGTTAGCATATTGTGCATCATCTGGTAATAGACGAATCCAAAACAATGCTCCAGATTCACCTAAGTGATTGTATGCTATATATGGACCTTGTCCGTAACTCTTTCCGAAATCAACAATATTCGGTTCGCCAAATTCTGAAATTAATTCTGCTCTTGAACCTAAGAACAGTAATTCGTTATCTCTACCTTTATGTGTAAAACCGCACATAAATCCAATTGTGGATGGTACAGCTTGCACAAAGGCAGATAAATCAATAATTTTGGTGTAAACACCCGGAGAAACATTAGCCATTTTCATAACCTCCAAAATAAATTTTTTATATCTCTATTTACTGTTTTCCTTTCTCTCC